ACTAAACATGGGTACATAGCTACCTACGCATTAGGGAAATGCCGTTGCAGTAAATGCACCGACCGCTGGCTTGCTTGGAACGAACTTGCGGGCATTAAGCACAAAGGGGAAGTTATAAGACAGACCACAAAAAGATCACAAGTAAACCACAACGGGAGAAGGACATAAATATGGAAAATGTGAATGACGACATACTCATCCAAATATTCGATCAAATGCAGGATCAGATACATGATGACCGAAAGCTCGCAGTTGGACTGCTCACTCGGGCAGACAAACTAGAAGAAACTATCGGCATATTCATGCAGTCTGTAGCTGTTGAAGACATAGGCCAAGATGCCGATGTCATACCCCTGAGGGATACTGATGGCGACCAATAGAACAAGACGACCTGGATACAACTGCAAAGGGAAACCTTCCGCTTCCTGTTATGGGAACGGATGCAGATGTCTAGGATGTCGTTCCGCCTGGAACCAATACAACAAGGAGAAAACAGAGAAGAAACGTGGACCAAGAAGACAAAAGCATGCGCCGCTACAAGACGCTTATACCCGAGAACAAATTCTGGAAGCTAGAGCCCAACATGAATCCATCTAAATACGAGATCAAAGGGACTGTTGTCCCATTGGGAGCGGGCTTACGCACATCTGGATACGTCGTGTTGCAAGACGGCCAGTACAGAGAGTTCTTTAAGACAAGAGCCGAAGCTGAGCAAGCCGCTCAGACCTGGACAAGTAACGAAGAAGAGAAGGAGTGTTGCGAATAATGGCCCTGTACCTAACTCAGCTACACAGGACGCTAACTGAATGTGTCGATTCATATGAACCACTGGCGGCTTTGGAACGACTAAACGATTTTGACCGCCAGTTACGAGAGAAGTTGAAGCTAACCAGCTACATGCGTAGGCACGCATTGCTGGACGCTGTACAAGCAGAGGGAAACCAAGCACGAGTTGGACGTAGCATCGGGTTGTCTCGGCAGAGAGCACATGACATGGTTGAACGGGCGCAATTTGAACGTTTACACAAGATCGAACCACCTCTGGGAGAGAGCGCTGTTTGATCTCTGGTTGTATCCATGTTAAAATGGGGGGAACCCCCCAAGGGTTCCCCCCATTTACATAATGTTTAGAGGGAGCAGAAATATACGATATATTTCTGCATCAAGGTTTAGGTTGGGCCGTCCTGTATCTCCCTGCGGGGCGGTCCCAACCGAGTAGGGAGAAAAATGATTGAGATACGTTTACGACAGAGTTGGATTAACACATTTCTTAAATGCCCAGAGCAGGCAAGGCAAGACAGGCTTGGTCTTGTCACCCAGAAAGAGTCATCAGACTTTTTGAGAGGCAACGCTGTACATGGGGCAATCGAGTACGCAGGTCGGCTGATGATGGCGGGGATGCCCCGCCCACAGCTATCAGAAATTATTGAGGTCGCAGAAGAATTTATTGTGAGTTACTCGTCGGCTGTTGAGGTGTGGCGACACCACTACGAACCCTTGGTTGACACGGTTCGAGCTAACTTGACATGCTGGTATGAAGAGTTGTTCCCTGAACTTGATCCAGTGGGAGTGGAGACTCCCTTTGAGAAAGAGATCGGTAGGAGAGACAACGTTCGTTTAGTCCTAACAGGTACGGTGGACTGGATCGATAAGTCAGGTGTCATTTGGGATTGGAAGAATCCCAGTAGGGAGTATCTGGCTTGGGAGTACAAGCGTTGGGATATACAATCTCATGCTTACTGTTGGGCTTTGGAGGCAACCGACTTCAATCTTGGAGTGATGGTTGATGGAACTCTTCAGGTAATCGAGATTGAACGTACCGAAGAACATAAGAACGCATTCGTTGAGCTTTGCTGGTCGATGGTTCCGACGATTATGTCGGATGCTAAGACATGGCCGCAAAATTGGTCAGGTTGGCATTGCTCTCCGAACTGGTGTCCTGTCTGGCAGGCAGGCGAATGCCGAGGGAAACACCTCGGAGAAAATCCCTGGTAGGGAGAAAGGTAAACATGACTGACACAGCAAAAGTGACAGTTAGTTTCACTCAAAAAGTGAGTGAAGCTCCATACGAAACAGCGGACTACTCGCTCTCAATAGAGAGGAGTGTTCCTGAATCAATGGGGGATGACGGCATCATTGCTGAAGCAACTTCCATGTTTGAACAAGTGAAAAGTGAGGTGCTGAAACAAGCAGGTCAAGAGATAGATCTTTCTCCTGACGGCGTTGTGATGCGTCGCTTAAAAAGCGGCGTTTCCAGGGCTTCAAATAGTCAAGCAGGCCCCGCCCCGCAAGCGACTGCAAGTGTCGCTGCTCCAGCAGGACCGACGGCAACTTCAGTAGCTGCTACTCCTGTTCCTCCGCAGGCTGCGCCTGCAGGTGGGAAGATGAGTGGGCGTACCTATAAGCGCACAGAGTTCTGCTCTGGTAAAGGTGCCGACGAACGGCAGGCTGCTTTCAACTTGATGGCATTCCATCCGAATCAGTGGGACACCAATGACGGAGGCACACTTAAGGTGTACTAAGTCAAGGAACACGCTGATGGATCTACTGATGTAACGAAGAATGGAAAGAACTTTCCTAACTTCTCGATCAGTAAGGATGCTTTGGAACACATCGGAGTAGAAACTTCTCGTGATGTTGGTATCTGGGTTAATGATGGAGACAGCAATGTCCCTCTCAAAGTCTGGGACCAAGCTTCTGGGCAAACTCAATCAGATGCCATCGAATGGGACTGGCTTGGACGACGCGAGGAACTCCAAGAGTTTGCGTATAAGGGCAACTGATGGGTGAGGGTGACGAAGCTGTCGCCCTCACCACCGAGGAGATCGATGCCCGCCTTGCGGGTATCGATCTCCCCGAGGGAGAGCCACAGTACAAATTCTTTAAGCCAACAGCGCAGGCAGTAGACCGATGGGTCGAGTACGCCAAAGGCAGCCACGACTGTTTCCACCTAGGTCTTCAAGACATAGACAGCCGCATGCGTGGCGTCTGGCCCAGCGATGTACTCGTCGTCACAGGCAGAGCACACAGCGGCAAATCCGCAGTGTTGTTCTCTTCGATTGCACGCAACCTTCAAGAAGACCCCGATTTCTACGGAGTGATATACACTCCTGATGAACCCGAGATCCTGGTTGTATCCAAACTTTATGCGCTCTTATATCAACGAAATCTTGCTGAAGTGGAAGAAGCTCTTCGCGTCGAAGACAAAACTGTCATAAACGAAATACAAGAAGCCAAGTTTGGTTTCCTTGACAGAGTAAAAATCTTCCCCAATGCCCTCTCATTTCAGAATATGTCTGATGCCATGAGAGAATGCGAAGACTATTGGCAACACAAACCTCGGTTCGTGATGGTCGATTTTCTTGAACAGCTACCTGGCGCTTCAGGATACGAAGGCGTATCAACAGTTCTTAAAGGGTTAAAGGAATGGGCAGAGTTAGAGAACCTTCCCGTTGGTTTAGTTCACCAATCAGGGAAAGGTTCCACTCGTGGCACCTCTAGAGGAATGGACGACGGCAAATTCAATGCTGACGAATACGCAATCTTGCAACTCAACGTGTTCCGAAGAAGAGATGACCCCAAACTGTCTAACGACGAACGACGTGTCCACTCTGTCTCAGTGTCACTTGACTTATGCAAGAACAAACGTCCGCCATGTCAAATCACTGACCCTCCCATTGACTACTACATGGACCCCGAATGTGGACTTGTGCGAGAATACTATGAGAGCGATATCCCAGGAGATAACAGATGGGTGGAATAACTGCAGAAAGATTTGCTTTACTCCACCAAGGAGGAGCGTTAGCTGATGTCACCCACTGGGTGCATCCCTTGGAAGAGGACAGCAACGTCGCTTTGGGATACGGAGAAAAGTATTTTCGCCACATCGAACAGCATCTAAGTAACGATGTAGCCCTTGGGGTGTACCCGTTATGGCAACGGAATGGTGTGTGGATGGTGAATTGGTGTGCCGTTGATCTTGACGACGGAGAAAATTCGAGTGTCCACGCAGACAACCTGGTAACTCTTCTCGCTAAAACAGGTATCCGAAGCTGGAAAGAAACATCTAAAAGCAAGGGCTACCACGTATGGGTTTATTTGACTGAGCCTGTGGCTGCGAACGTGGCCCGTAAAGGGCTCATCGGAGCGTGCCGTGTTGTGGATGTCCCGACCCGCGAGGTGTACCCCAAACAAGTTTCTTTAGCTGAAGGGGCTTTAGGTAACTGTTTGCGTTTGCCGTACCCCCATCACCGTAACGTTGGGCGGCACGAGGTTTACGATCCCAATCATTCGGACTCGTTCTTTTCTCTTAAGGAGTTTGTTTCTGCAGCGTGGGAAGAAAGAACGCCACCAGGGTTGGTTCGTGGGTTGCTTCGCTTCTACGAAGCAACAGAACCGAAAGCTCCCCAGTACAAACCAGGGAACAGAGAAGACGGAGAGTTCAAGGGGAACGCTAAGAACATATGGGAACAAACAGAATTCTCAGACAGGTCAGAAG